ACGTTTCTTGTAAAGGAGGCTCTCAAACACGAGAAATCCAGTGAAGTCATGTTGGCGAGTAATGTTGTAGCTAAGGATGTAGATGTATGTGAACATGATGTCCTTTCTTATTATAACTGTAAGCAATGTACTTTAGAACCTCAAGCATGGATGAATATTTTTACCAAGAAGAAAGAGACATTTGGTGCAAAATGTAAACGTAAGGTTCTTCATTGGTGTGTTGACAACTTGCCTGTTGATATGTATATGGATGATGTGATGAAACATTATTCAATGAGGGATCATTTACGTGTGGCTCGAGAACGTCTTAACAGACGTGAAGATAGAAGAATTGTTGATTGTCGTAAGGCCATTGCTATCTTTGGTTCTTGTACTTTAGCTACTGTATTAGCATCTTATTTATATAAATATTTTAAGAGACCAACATTAGAGACACAATCTGCTAAGAACATATGGAGTATTTTAGCATCTAATAATATCGACTTTACACTACCAACTACTCATAAATCTAATAATTTAGAAGAGTTACGTTCAAGCCTCAGAAGAGGTACTTTTCGTATTGCTGTCAAACATAACGGTAAAACACAAGAAGTAACTGCTTTGAGTGTACGTGAGGGTTGGTATGTCACATTATCACATATTTTCTTAAGTGGAGAAGAATGGCAATGTATAGCTAGTTATCCCTCTGTAGCAGATGGTAGTTATTCCTTGAAAAGTCAGAATGGCTTTTTATTAAAGAAGAAGGAATTAACGTTCTTATCCAATGATTTGGTTATGTTTAGTTGTGCTGGTATTCTACCTCGTAAATCTTTATTCCAATTTTTTCCTAAGAAGGTGGATAAGAGTGGAAGAAATTTTTTGATTTTTGATCCTCGTACAGATATTCTAGGACATGGTGAATCGACTGGAATGACAACTGTTGATTACAAAACTGATTATGGTAAATCCATACGTGGAGATTTTATGAACGCCAAGCGTTTGGATAGACACCCCTTGCGTGGTGATTGTGGAAGTGTAGTTATATCTGAAGCTATGGGTGGGTACTATATATCGGGTATTCATTGTGCTGGTACACCAGGTGGGTCAAGTTCCCGGATGATAATCACACAATTATCACAAAACATCTTGGAACGTGAAACACCAGTGCTAGCCATGTCTGAATATGTTGATTTCTCTATTGTTGAGAAAGGATCCAAACGAAGTGGAAGATTAATGAAACCACATGAATCAAAAGGTGTTCACCATTGGGTTCAAGGTTTTGCTTTACCATTAGGTTCTTATGGAGGACGAGTTACTAGTTCTTCTAAAGTTAAACGATCCATCATACATGATAAGATATGTACTACTTTCAATTATCATAACACTCTCGTGCCTCCATTAATGGTACCAGAGGTTATTAATGGCAAATGGTATAATCCTTTTTCAGTAGCTGCAGAAGATCAAGCTAATATAACACCTCATTTCTCATCAATTGATCTCCTTGAATGTGCTACAGCCTATGTGTCAGATCTAAAGAGAGACACAGGATGGTTGGTAGATTGTGGACCTGTTGATGTGCGTGTGGCAGTTAATGGTATACATGGCGATTCCTTTGTAAACATTCTACCTATGAGTACTTCAGGTGGTATGTTCTTTCCTGGTGCTAAGAGTCAATATTTCCATACAAAGATAGACTTGGAAACAGGTGAGGAGTATTTCATGCCCAATCCAGAAGTGGTTGATGTAATGGAGAGAATTATTGAATGTTATAAGTTAGGTCAAAGAGCATGTGTATTATTCAACGCAACCCTGAAGGACGAGGCTATCAAACAATCCAAGAGAGATATCGGTAAGACACGTATTTTCACCGCATGTGACGTAGCTTTTAGTATCATTGTAAGAATGAAATTCTTGAAGATAACTCGGGCTATAATGAAGAATAATTTTATTAGTGAATGTGCTGTAGGTATGAATTGTTACTCTCAAGATTGGGGTGCATTAAAGAGTTATTTATGTACCTATGGTGAGAATAATATGATAGCTGGTGATTATTCAGCATATGATAAAAATATGCCTGCTGCCCTTATCAGATGTGATTTTTATGTATTGCAAGAATTAATGGAAACACATGAACCCTTATCTTATGAGGACAGGTTAATAATACGTGGAATAGCCACAGATATTGCTTTTCCCGTTACTAACATGAATGGTGATGTTATCCAATTTTTTGGTGGTAATTCATCTGGAACACCTTTAACGGTCATTATCAATAGTATATCCAATTCCTTATATATACGTTATGCTTATAAAAATATTATTAGAGATAAACCACTTACCACTTTCAGAGATAACGTTGCATTAATCACATTAGGTGATGATAATGCAATGAGTTCAGCTTTGAAAGATTTTAATCACACAACTATTTCTAATGTTTTACGCGAGCATGGTATACCTTATACTATGGCTGATAAGGAAACAGCTAGCGTGCCTTTTATTCACATTGACGATGTTGATTTTCTTAAACGTAATTTTCGAACTGTTGATGGTTGGACAGTTGGACAGTTGAGTGAGAAGAGTATTTTTAAATCATTAACAATGTATGTTGATAAAGGAAATATTAGTCATGAAGAACAATTGGCGCAATGCTATCTTGCCGCACGTAGAGAGTGGAGTCTATATGGTAGAGAACATTACAACGATAGGTGTAGAAGTATGGAAGCGATCCTGGAAGAATTTCCTGGGATTAAAAGATTCTTCTTACCTCAACATTTCTACTCATACGAGGTAACTCGTGATTGGGTTAGAAATGCTTAGTATCATTATATTTCTCATAAATCACTAGTAGCAGAGGGAGGATGGCGTTTTACGGTTCATTTAACCCTCCAACTTAGTGAGAGAGCAGTTGAAGAACTATAACCTTATTAGAACATACACTAATTCAATTTGTATGTCGTTGAGATCATGTTAGTAAAGCTCAATCGTATGGAATTAAAACTAACCGGCTGTAATAGGCTTTATGTTAAGACATCATGGAATGCTTAAACAAAAATG